GGTAAACATGAAAGCAATAATTTGGAGTAAAAACAATTGTGCATATTGCACACAAGCAAAACAGCTATTACAAGCCAAGTCAATTGAAGTTATAGAACGTAACATTGATACCACGGCTAGTATAGCAGATCTACAACAGGCGGTTCCTGGTGCGCGTACAGTGCCTCAAATTTTTATTGATGGTGTTTTAATAGGCGGGTTTACGGAACTTAAAACATACTTACAAAAGGCTTTACCATGACAGAGTGTCCAGTAGCCACAGTTTACAAATCAGTAAACTTAGCAAATCACATACAAGCTATACAACTAGCTAACCTAGGCCCCGCAGATCCGCGTCAACCCAACACACTGTTTTGGGGTGACAAAATGGAGTTGTGGAATGTTGCAGAAGGCGTTGCCAGAACACAACTGTGTTTAAATTGTGAAAATTACAAAACTGACAGTGCTAGCATGCAGTGTATAACTGCTGGAGGCGGTGCCACACTAAAACCCAGTGAGTTGCCAGTAACACCAAGTTGGGCAGATATTACAGACATGCCAGTTGGTTACTGCACTCGTTGGGCAATAACTTGTACAGCACTGCGCACTTGTGATGACTGGGAAAGTTGTAGCAGCCAAGATAGTATTCAACCTGAAGATTACTTAGATGAAGACGGTTGGAGCAATTCAACCAAAAGTGCTGAAACTTACAAACCTACTAGCAGCATGGCAACTGAAGCACAACGTGCTCTAGACTGGCATAAAGAAGGTCATCGTGGTGGTACTGCAGTAGGATTGGCACGAGCAAATCAACTGGTTCGTGGTGATAACTTAACTGAAAGCACAGTTATGCGTATGCATAGTTTTTTCAGCCGTCATGAAGTTGACAAAAAAGCTGAAGGATTTAGTCCAGGTGAAAAAGGTTATCCCAGTGCAGGTCGTGTAGCTTGGGGACTTTGGGGTGGTGATGCAGGTCAGTCATGGGCACGTGATAAAGCTGCACATATACAAGCAGAAAGAGCAAAGCAATGATTTCAGCAGAACAACTAAAACAAATTATTCCACAAAACAAAAATCAAGCAGAGTGGTTAGCAGCACTTAATTTATTATTACCAAAATATGAAATTAACACAAAAAACAGAATCAGTTGTTTTTTAGCACAATGCATTCATGAGTCTGCTGGTTTTACTGCACTAAAAGAAAATTTAAATTACTCAGCAGAAGGTTTGCAGAAAACATTTGCAAAATACTTTACTGCAGAGCAAGCAGCTGAGTACGCTCGCAAACCTGAATGTATAGCCAATCGTGTATATGCCAACCGCATGGGTAATGGTCCAGAGGCATCTGGTGATGGTTATCGTCATTGTGGTCGTGGAGTTATTCAACTAACAGGTAAAGCAAATTACGAAAACTTCAGTAAAGCCATAAATAAAACAGTTGCAGAAACTGTAGTTTATTTGGGTACTACAGCAGGTGCATTAGAAAGTGCTTGTTGGTTTTGGAAAACCAATAATCTTAATCTGCTAGCTGACAACGAAGATATGAAAGCAATTACCAAAAAAATTAATGGTGGTTTTATAGGTTTAGAAGATCGTATAAAACATTTTAATCATATCAAACAGGTGATCTAATGTGGTTATTAGAATACATTCCCAATTGGATATATTGGACACTATTAATTTTTAGTAGTATTGCTGTTGCCACCAGTTGGAGTCAGCAATGGCGCAACTATAATTTTTTGGCAGTAATTTTTTGCGTGTTTTGTTTGAGTTGGTTTAGTAGCCAACAATCTTGGAAAGAAAAAGTTGCTGAACTTGAAAAGCAAGCAGCTGTAATTGAACAACAGTCTACACAAGCCAATCAAGAAATACAGACCAAAACAGTAACTAAAATTAAAAAAGTAAAAGAGATTGAATATGTTAACAGAGATATTTTACAACAAGTGGTTGTTAAAGAGCTTGATAGCAGTTGTGTTTTGCCTGAGTCTGCAGTCATGCTCCACAACAGTGCCAGTCAAAATGCCGTGGCCCAAAGTGCCAGAGACACTGCTGGAGCCTCCAGTACAGTTAAAGCCAGTGAACTACTTGACACAGTAGTAGTTAATTATGCCACTTATTATGAATTAACAGAAAAACTAAAAGCTTGGCAAGAGTGGTATCAAACTCAAAAACAAATATACGAATCTGCTAAGAAGGGGTTGCTATGATTGATCCAGTAACACTTTTTGCTTTGGCTAATGGTGCTGTAAGTGCTGTTAAAGCTGGATGTAAACTTTACAAAGATATAAAAGGTGCAGCTGGTGATGTCAAAAGTGTTCTAAAAGACTTAGAAGATCAATTTCATAAAAAACATCCTGCAGATAAACCAGCTAGCGCAGAACAACGAAATCAATACATTCAAGAAAAAAATCGCGTTATTGAATTAAATAAGCACGATGGAGATACTACTAATATCTATCAACAAATTGGTGAACATTTAGGTACTTACTATGATAACTACTATAGATGTATAGCAGTACTTGAAGAAGAAGAACGTCGTAGTCGTACAGAAATTTATACGGGTGATAGTAGTTTAGGCAAACGTGCACTACAGCGTGTGCTGATGCGTAAACAATTGGAAAAAATGGGTACTGAGCTACAAGAATTAATGATTTATCAATGTCCGCCTGAGTTAGGGGCACTTTGGACTGAAGTAAATGAAATGATGGTAAAGATTGGCAAAGAACAAAAAAGTTTGGTTGCCATTCAAATGCAACGATTGCGTGTAGCAGAAGCTAGACGGCTAGCAAGAAATCGTAAATTAACTGAACAAGTTATATTTGGTATTAGCATATTAATAGTAATGTTTACATTTGCTGGTTTAATGCTAGCAGTTGCATATGACAGACAACAAAAATATCCACAATATGGGTATGATATACTTCCACATAGAGAACTAAAAGGAAATGCTTATGGGTCAAGAAATTACAAAAAGTGAACAACAAAAAGAAGATTGGATGAATACTAAATGGCGTCCAATGATGGGTTGGAGTTATATGGCAACTTGCATTGCTGATTTTGTATTATTTCCAATACTTTGGAGTTTATTACAAGCATTAAATCATGGTAGTGTCCAAACACAATGGCAACCAATCACCCTACAAGGTGCTGGATTATATCATATTGCAATGGGTGCTGTTCTTGGTATCGCTGCATTTGGTCGTACAAAAGAAAAAATTGCCTCATTAACAAGCAGTGATTCTTCTAGTGAAACAAAATAGGAGAAAAACAGCTGTTAACAAGTAAAAAGAAAAATGGTTTTTCTTTTATTACATTATTGAGGAATTATATGTCAAGTGGAAAAAAATCCAGAAAAAATAAAGATAACAGATGTGATGAAGTAGAAGGTTTAGTGCCAGATACGCGTTATCAATCTTTTAAAGAAGTAGAACCTTTAAACTTTATACAACAACAGTACTTACAAGCAATACACGAAAATGATATTATTTTTGGTGTTGGCAGTGCAGGTACTGGTAAAACATATATTTCTGCAAGTTATGCAGCCAGCCAACTTTACTACCGCAAAGTAAATAAAATTATACTAACCAGACCAAATGTAGAAGTTGGCAGAGGTTTAGGATTTTTACCAGGTGGTATAGATGAAAAGTATGCACCTTATTTAATGCCTTTTGATAGTATATTTACAAAATGTCTTGGCAAAGGTTTTTATGATTATGCACTAAAGTCTCAAGATATAGAACCTACTCCACTTGGATTTTTACGTGGAGCTACTTTTGAAAATTGCATTGTGCTAGTAGACGAAGCTCAAAACTGCACTCGTGAAGAAATGAAAATGATGCTTTCCAGAATTGGAAAAAATTGTAAAATGATTCTTAGTGGAGACATTGAGCAAGCAGATATTCCTAATTCAGGTTTGTCAGACGCAGTAACAAGACTTGAAGGTATAAAAGGTATTGAAATTGTTAGATTCTTAGATGAGGATATAGTCAGATCTAAAATGTGTAAACAAATTATTCAAGCATATAGAAATTAATAAGCAAACAAAAAAGCCGCATAACTTTTAAGTTATGCGGCTTTTTTTATTCTGCTGTTATTTCTTTGGAAACTTCAGTAACTTCTGGATTTAATTGACCTTTTGCTTGCTCATGAATTTTTTGTGTAAGTGGATTACAGATTTTTCCTGGCAGCTCTTGCAAACTTGCAAGTATTTGGTTAATTTCTTCTACTGAAAGTTGCAAAAATAATACGGTTTCGTTATTTGGTGTTGTCATTTTTATTTATTATCTAATTGGGCAAGCGCCCGTTGCACATTCTTCTCCAATAATTTCATCAAAGCTATTTGCCTCATCTAAATTTACTGGTTTTAGGGTAACGACATAGTCGTTGTAACTTTGCTCACTTACTACTTCTTGTGGAAGATATAAGTAACCAAGATCTTTTGCTGTTTTAGTTGGGTCTGTACGATAGATAAAACTAACGCCTACATAACAATCCCAGTTAACTAACAGCCAATCAATAATTGTAGGTACTTCTGCAGGGTCATAACTAATTGTTACACTAGTATTTTGTTGATTCCATGATGTTTGCAATAGTTTATATCGTTCTAGCTGTACTACTGCACTTTCAAGATTAACTTCTTTACCTGCAACATTGTCAAAAGGCACACCGTCCCAAGCTACTGGAAAAGTTACTAACACTCCTGAATCATCTACTGGGTGGTTGATCACTCTGTAGTTTGCTTCGCGTAGTTTTTCTACTACTGGATCATGCTTACTAAACTGCACATTATTAAAAATATACTTGCCAAGCGGTTTGTGAACACCCTCAGTAGTATCCATGATTTTGCTTAGTGTGCCTGAGGGCTTAACACAAGTGATATTTTTGGGGCTAGGTAAACCTAATTCTTGAGCCATTCCAATAGCAGCACCTGTTGCTGTGCGTTTTAGGTATTCATAATCATAGCTGCCCATATCTGGTCGCATTGCAATACCTGTTAAACCAACCCCGCACAAACGCATAAAGTAATTATTTAAGTGCCAAGCTTCTTGTAATATTCCGTCTTTGAGGTCCACACAAGTTTGTCTGTAGTTTGCTCTAGCTGCCAATCTGATGGCATTGTGCAAACCAGCGGTGTCTCCTTTAAACTTGGCAATGTCAGTTTCGGTAAGGTTACAGAAACTTTTATTTCCGAGTAAGATTTCAACGCAGGGATTTGCTCCTTTAAACCAAGGGGCACGTCGTAAGGCTTCAACTTCATTTATAAATCCTGGTTCGCTTCCGCCAGCTTCTTGCATCATTGAAAAAATGCGTTCTAAGTCTGCACGTAGTGGTTTTTCTTTAAATACTAAACTGTTATTTGACTGTGTGCGGTGTGCATTATTATGCAACCACCAATCTTTTTTAGCTACCGCAAATTCTTCCCATTCTGGCTGTCCGTAGTCAAAAAGGGCAATTTCAGCACTGCGGCGACTGGATAAAATAGTGCCAAGATGATTAACAATGTCCAGAATATCCATCCTAGACAGTAAACTATCAGCACGACCATTAAGTATATTGGCAATAGCAAGATAAGCAGTACTAATTGCGCTATCGCCCGAAGAAATCCAACCATAACCTTTTAACCTTTCCCCTGCGGGGCGTAATTGACTAAAATCTAATACCAGCGTATTTGCTGGATATTTACCTGCTAGCAGTTTGCCAATAGATTTGGCCCAAGCTTCTGCACTATCACCAATTTGCAGTGTCCAAGTAGCTGTTTCTGCATCCCAAGTTTCTGTGTTGTGCTCGTTTCCGCCTTTATTAATACGCGTACTACGAACTGTTTTGATATTTTTAATTGGCTTTGAAAAGCCGTTTAATGTACCAACAATTGGTTTAAACCCTACCCCGCAACCTTGTAGCAACAGCCATAATACATCTACTACATCATAAACTGTTTCTACATTTGTAAAACTACAGTTAAATTGTGAAGCTTCACGTGTTTTGGCTACGTTTGTACCACCCAGCCAAAGTGTACGACCACTCATTAGCACTTTGCGATCTAGCATAAGCTGTTCAAGGTCGTAGAGTTCTGCATATTCTAAGTCATTTAAATCACGATCAACTGCTCGTTGCCACAACCATTCTTGATGATCAATAACTCTGGCTACTGTTTCTTGCCATGTTTCAAACTGTTTGCCGTCGTCTGAGGTGGGTCTGTTATATGTTCTGCGCGTAATAACTTGCGCTCTTGTACTTACTGTCATCTATTTCCTTTATGTACCAGTACTACCAAATCCGCCAGTACCACGTTCTGTGTCATTCCATGCATCTACAAAATCAACGAACAAAACTGGCATGATTACCAGTTGTGCAATTCTGTCTCCACGTTTTATTTCATAACGATCTTCGCCGATATTTTTTAAAATTATTTTTATATTTCCACGATAATCACTATCAATAACGCCTACTGAGTGAGGGATAGTAATTCCCTTTTTTCCCTGACTGCTTCTGTTAAAAACAAAACCTGCATAGCCTTCTGGAATTTTTACCGCTACCCCAGTATCAATCATTTTTTGTTCGTTGGGATAAATCTCACAAGTTTCAGTGCTCATTAAATCTGCGCCAGCATCTGTGCGATTGGCACGTTGCGGTAAAAATTCAGCGCTATCTACTCGGCACTCAACTGTTTGTTTTACGGCTACTCCACGATTGTGATCGTAGTCTCGATTAATATTTATAAAATTACTCATTTATATACTTTTCTAAAATTTTATCTACTATTTTACAATTTTCTACACCCAAAGCTTCTTCAGAGTGTGTAACCAAATCCATTAATTTATAGTTTAACAATAAGTTATCTACGCCAAATTCATTTAGTGCAGCAATATATTTATATTTGCTGGCAATAGGCAGTGCTGCAATAATATCATAAGTACTGCCATACTGCTGTACTAGCTGCAAAGCACGTTTTGGACCAACACCAGGAACACCAGGAACATTATCACCAGTATCGCCTGTTAAACACTTAATTGAAATATACTCATCTTGGGAAAAGTCATAGTGCTCGCCCCAGTTGTCATGTGTTATTTCTTTGCGTGTAACATAGCTAAATCTTGATACTTCAGGCTGTACTAACAAATCCCAATCTTTATCACTAGAAATTAGCCAAATTTGTTTTAAATTGTGTTTTTTTCTTTTACTTACTACGTAAGCCGCAATATCATCTGCTTCTACACCTCTAAAACGAATTACAGGATACTTTTCTTGATTTTCGTAATCAGTTAATATAGACTGCACTTCTTCAAAAAATATTTCAAATTCACGTTTTTCTTGTTCTGTTTGATCTGCGTATTTATCTTTGCGATTTTGTTTGTATTCTGGATAAAGAGCCTTGCGGTAACTGCTGGAACCAACATCACCAGCAATTATCAGTTTATCTGCTTTATAAGATTTTTTAAGACTTTCTACAGTTCTCATGTAGTCTTCTGCAAAATCTACTGCACCACTATGCTTATATCTAAAAGCTAAGTTTAAGCTATCCACAATCATTAGTGTGCTGTTATCGGCTGTTGTAATTTCTTGAAATGTTTTAGTCATGGTGTTTCTCAGTTTTTAATATTTATTATAACACTTTTTTGTTTATTTTTCAAGCTATAAATTTTGGAGCTTCATGTTCTATAAAATCTTCTAGTAGCGCAACTGAGAACTCGTAGTCTTTTGCACTAATTGTCATAAACTTGTAGCCACCAACAGGCAGATCACTGTAAGCACAAAATATTTTAGACCTGTCGTGTTTGAAAATTAACAGCGGTTGTTTTTTAACTTGCTTGCCTTGCCTTACTGCTTGTTCCCACCAAGTTAATAGTTGCGGATCTTTAGCAGTAAGTATGCTACTTGTTAAGTGATCTTGTTCATAGTGTTTTACTTCAACTGAGTACAAGTTATTTTCATTAGGCACATACAAATCGCCTTTTAGCCCGTGCTTAGGGTCTAAAGCGCCAGAACTAGGTACTCGTTCCCACTGTAATCCAGTTATTTTTCTTAATAAATCTCTAACTGTTGTTTCTGCTCTTGCACCTTTTGCTCTGGAGTCTACTGTCATGCTTCTATCCTTGACATATTTTTTGATTTTGTTACTTGCAGTTTCTCTAGTAGTGGATGACTAAAGCCATGAGATATTAAAAATGTATTAAGATTTTCTTCTTTTAATAATACTTCAATTAACTTCTCTTTACCTTCTGCATCTAGATTTTCTACTGTTTCGTCTAATATCAATAAGTTAGTTCTAGAATTAGATAAAGACTGCATTAGTTTACGTATTGCAAGCAAAGTACATACATTTACTCTTGCGCGTTCTCCGCTACTTAAAGCAATAATATCTATATCGTTACCATTATCAGTAACTACTACATTTAATTTATCAGAACTGGTTATTTTAAAACTTATCTGAAATCTGCCGTCTGCTAGTTCAGCTAAGTATTCGTTAGTTAAACTTTCTAGATCTTTGACTAAGCACTCAATTTTATAAGCAACCAAACCTGTTGTTGAAAATGCTTTTACTAAAACTTGCAGATTAGTTAGTTCACTTACTTTTACTACTAATTCTGCATTCAGCTCTTTAAGATCCTTTTTCATAGAATCCATTTGTTCTGAAACTACAGAAATTTTGGAATTATGCTCTGCTATACTTTTATTTGCGTTTCGTGCATTACTAATTCTTGTATTTATATTGTTTATAATTTCTTCTAGATTATTTATTTCTTCTATTAGTAAATCTTTATCAGTTAATTTTTCACTAATGTCTGTATCAATTAAAGCATGATACTTTTCTATTTCTAGAACTTTATCATTATGCGTTTTCCAGTCTTTGGTTCTACTTTCAGCATCTTCTATGAAAACAGTTAATTTAACTATTTCTTTTTCTAGTTCTGGTCTTCTGTTATTTCTAAAATCTTCTGCCATTGAATACATTGTGGTATTGTCAATGGTTTGCTTACAAGTAACACAAGTACTAATAGGTTCGCTACATTTTGCTGCTAGTTTACCGCCTTCTTGCAGTTCTTTTTTGAGCACCGCTAAGTCAACTTTTAAGGAATTTATTTTATCACTTGTTGGCGGCTCGCTTGGCGCAGCTCCAATTTTTATTTTGGACAGCAGTTCTTTGTATTTGTTATTGGTTATTATCTTTTTATTGGTAGTTTCAATATTTTTTAATTCATTTGTTTTTGTATTAAGCTCTGAAACCAGCTCTGTGGGGGCTTCAGGCTCTTCAACTGGTTCTTTTGGTGTTAAATCAAAGTTTTGATATTTTTTAATCCAAGACTCTATTGTACCAATTTTTGTTTGTATTGCATCAACAGTTTTATTAGCATCACTAACTAAGTTTTTAAATACATCACTAGCTTTTGTGTAAATGTTTAAATTTAACAAATCTATCAAAAACTTTTTTCGTGCAGTATCAGTTGCTGTTAAAAACTCAAGCGATCCCACGCTGCTTTGATACACAATTTGACTAAAAGTTTTATGATCGTAACCTATTATATACTCAAGAGCTTTGTAAGTTCCTGTAGCAGTGTGGTTGCTAATATCTATGCCATCACGATAGAGTTTTACAGTTGAGCTTGTGCTAGTTCTTGTGGTTTTAACGCAGTACTCTACTCCATCTTTATCAAAGTCAAGTTCTATTGTATAATTTTTATCTTTAGTGTATCTGTTAAGAATATCTGCTTTTTTAATCTTTTTGCTGTTTTGGTTGTATAATACTTCTTCTATGATTAAGGCTATGGAACTTTTTCCATGCCCATTTTTACCAACAATTTGTGTTAGCGGACTGCCATTAAGTGTAACTGTATTATCTGTGCCATAAGAAAAAGCATTACTCCATCTTAGTTCTTTAAAAGTTATCATTCTATTGCAATCTTATCTAAGTTATTATTTAGAACTTGTACTATGTCTTCAACAGTTTTTTCTGGAAGTTGAAGTATGTAAGTTAAATACTCCTGAAGTTCAGCTGCCAGAGTCATGTTAGGGTCTAGTATTAGTGCTGTATCAGATTGACGTTTTACAACTTTTTTATCTATTAAACTACTATCGGCTAATGAGCCTAATTCAGCCATATCACCTTCAATTTCATAGATTGTGTGGTCGTATTCAGTAGCTGGCATAGCATCGCCTGCACGAATAGTTTTACGAATAAGTTGCGGAAGCTCTAGCTTTATCCACTCATGGGCCTGCGTAGTACTATCAAACACGATAACGCCTGTATCAACCCTGTTGCGATGAAAACTGGTAGTGATAGGGCTTCCAGGATATAGTATGTTGCGTTGGCAATTATCATAACTATGCAAATCGCCTGCAAGGACCACTTGCCAGCGATCAAATAGTGTCAAATCAATTTCAGGTTTAACATGGGGTGGAATCTCGCCACGAACGTGTGTAAAACAAATGTCACCGTGTGTTAAATGCGGTGCTTTTTCAAATTCTTTTAGTTTATTGTATGGAATAAAATCCATATTTTCTATTTGGTAATAATCATCTATTACTGTTACTAAACTGTTAAGTCTAGTAGTGCTACGCTTTAAATAACTAAAAAATGTAGTGTCTTTCTTTAAGGCTTCATGATTGCCTGCATAAATAATGCAAGGAATTGTTATTGAAGTTATTAGATCAAAGTAAACTTCCAACTCATCCATAGTGGGCATACGATCAAATACATCACCGCCAAGCACTAGTAAATCACAACTTGATTGAATTTGTTGCAGCTGTTCTATAAACAATTTGTAGCGGTTAAGTGCCCAGTCTATTGGCACATTTTTTTGACCTAGTTTTATATGTATATCTGCTGTAAATAGTATTTTCATTAATTCTTTCTTTTCAGCGCAAAAAGCCCCTTGAACCTAAATCCAAGGGGCTTGACTTTATTGTGTTAAATCACTAACTGATTCAGCGTCAACACCACTATCATTACTTTCTTCTGCACCTGCAGACAGTCGATCTAGAGTGGCTTTAACTTCATCAGCGGTAGCACGAGGAAATTTTTCATCAATGGCAACGGCTTGTTCAACGATTGCTTTTTCTTCTTTGCTTAGTGCGCGCTTTTTGCAACGCAAAACTGATAGTGTATATTCAACATTAAATGCAAGCGGCCCAGTTTTAACTCGTTTGAACACTACATCCCAGCCTGTGTCAAGATCAGTAGGATCACCTAAGTCTTCTGCTGCACTGCAAATTTGCTCAAACAATTTTTTCTTTAAGTTTAAAACAACTACTTTGCCATCAACTAGTGCGTTTACAGAGTAGCTCCAGCTGCATTTTTTATCTGCGTAATAGTCAGGAACATGATCGTATTCAGTATTTGTAAACTTTTCTTTTTCACGATCAAAAGCAAGGCACTCAACTGGAATATCTTTGTTATTTGTACCTTTTAACCAGTAAATATATCTGGGTAAAATGCCACCAACTAGTCTAACAGTATTTTCACCGTCTTTGTAAGCGTATGCTTCGTATGAGCTTTTAATTGCTTTGCCTTTTGTTTGTGTAAATGCTAATGCCATTTTTTAGTTTTCCTCGTATTTAAATTTAATTTCTTTTTGTGTTATTGTTAACAACGGATTGTTTTTAATTGCGTCATATTTTATATCTGGAAAATATGAAGTATCTAGTGCCTTGTATTTGTAAAGTTTATATAAACTGTAATCTCTATATGCTGCCAATTTTATGTATTGTACTTTATATAAAATGTCTGTTGACAAGTCTTCAAATAAAGGCTTTGGGTGTAGAATGTAACTACTTCCTGCCAGTGGTATGCTGCTGGGCTTATACTTTGACTTTTTGTTTGCCAATCTGCCTGTGTAGTGGTATTCAAGTAAAGCAATAAACTTATCTGCATTTGTACCACATTGAGATTCTAAAACCTTTAAGTTAAAAAATAAAGCCATTGTGCCTCTCTGACATAAGTATTATAACATAATTTTATAGGTAACACAAGTGTAAATTTATGTTCCCACCACTTGCCAACCTTTTCGTGAATAAAAGGCAAGTCGTTCTTTGTTTTGTTTTTTGTCGCTTGGACCGCTAAAATTCATATCAAGTACAACTGGTTGAAGCTTGTTTTCATGTTGACGCATTATTCGCCCAATTATTTGTTCTAGTAAGGCGTCGTTTGCAATGGGACTTGCCAAGATAACGCAGCTGAGTATGTTGATTGAGATGCCTTCTGAGAAGATTTGGCGGCTGCCAGCAATGCAGCTTTTTTCTCCGTTTTCCACTTGTTGTTTAAGGGCAGTTCTTTCTTCATAAGTTGTGCCCCCAGTAATACACACACAGTCTTTGCCAATTAGTTCTCCCACTTGTTGTAAAAATTCTACTCTATCTGCAATAATTAATACTTTGTGACCTTTATCTATTTGCAGTTTTGCTACTCGTGCAATAAACTGTTGGTAGTCAGGATCATACTGTAAGATATTCATTTTTTTAACCCAAGGCTCGCCTTGTGCTAAACTCACACCAGTTTGTACAATTTGTACTATGGGAGTCATTGTGTTTGAGCTTGGTGGCTGATGCAGTTGAAAACCAAAAAAATCTTTAAACAAAATATGTTTGCCGTCTTTTCTGCTCATTGTACCACTTAAGCCAATTTTATATCTAGCATGCATGCCGTCAATAAAACTAGTAAAAGTACTTGCAGGACAGTGGTGTGCTTCATCAATGATTACTGTGCCAAATTCTTTGCTGATTTGCGGCAAGATTTTAGTTAGTGTTTGTATGTTGCCAACTACTAGTGCATGATCTATATCAAAGTGGCCGCTGCCAATTATGCCAATAGGCATATTATAGATCTTTTTAGCTTCTTCAATCCACTGATCTCGCAGCATGGTGTTGTGACACGCAATAAGTGTTTTTTTGCCCAATTTTCGTACTATATGCAGCGCACAAAACGTTTTTCCCCAACCTACCATGGCATTAATAAAACACGTATCTGAAACAGCGTCATAAACTATTTGCTGATCGGGTCGTAAATTTAATTTTGGCACAGGAAATGGCATTTCTTGATTTATGCGTTTGTCAATGATTTCAAAGTTTTTAGGGATTAAATCAGTTCTGCCTATTGGAATAGTAATAACGTTTTTGCCTACCAATTTGAAATTTTTAATAATTTCAAACTGACTGAAGTGGGTAGCACCTGGAATATTTTTTTTAATTTTGTAAGTTAGTGTTCTGATTAGCTGTTGCGTTAGTTCAGGGGTTGTGTCTAAGTATATTCGGTTTGAAAGTACTGCTTTGGGCATTAAATCATTCTCCAAGTGCTATCATAGTGTTGGTCGTAAAAACCATATAGTATATGATTTTTTTGAAATGTTAGTACGCCCACATGAGTTTTGTCTGGTTTTGGTGGATAAAGAGCTTTAAATCTAGTTGTTATATCCACACACTGAACTACGACTCCGCCAGTTGGTATGGGTATTAAGTTTTCTATTTTGTGAAAAGTTAAACGTGCGCGATTTGATTTTTTATAACGAAATATAATGCCTACACTATCAATAAACCAAGTTTTTCTATCGGCCAGTTTTATTAAATCGCCCAAAAAGTATAAGGCATTGGTTAGCTTGGCTAGTGGAACAGCTTGGTTTTTTAGCACCAATCTGCGGCGGCTTAGGGTATCATGTGGTATGTTTCTGTCATCTAGTATAGTATACTTTATAGTTTTAACAGACTCTGACTTTTCGTGTCGTTCTCTTTCAGCATAGTAATACACAAGCCCGTTATCTATCTGAGGCTCGTGTATTCCTATTTTAAATACGGGAAAGTGTATTGTCTGTAAGTTGGTAATATTTATCAAATTTTCCAAAACTATAATCCTGCCCTATATCTTGATCTACCCCTATTGGGCAGTTTTTAATAGAACAACCCCTGTCTTTTTGTGTATTTCTTTTTAAGATTTCACAGTACTGTTCAACGTCTTCATCTTTTACTAAGGCAACTATTGAGTCATGCACTAACATAAAGATTTTAGCGTCTAGTTTTTTATTGGCAATTTCATTGGCAGTATCTATTGCTGCAAGTAAATTTACATCACTAGCAATAGATTGGATTTCTGAGTTGATGCCTGACCTAACCTCATGGGCGGCAATACCTTTATCTGAGCTAAACACATTGACAAGCCTGCGCTTGCGCCCAAAAAAACTATAAGTATAACCATTTTGTTCAATAAATTCTTTGCGACTGTTAAGCCAGCTTTTAAGACCACTAAACTTTGTAAAGTAGGCCTTAATATCATCTTTTGCTCTTTCAACACCATATGTTTCTCCAGTTGACTTAGACACTGTATCTGATACCTTTTGTGGACCAGACCCGTACAAAATACCAAACGAAATAGCTTTAGCACTTTGACGCTTATCAGCAAACAGCTTTTTAACATCTTCTACTTGACAAACTAAATCAAACACCATTTTAGCAATAGTTGAGTGAAAGTCGCCTTTTGAAATAAAAACTTGTTGTAAGTTACGATCGCCACTTAATACCGCAGCATAATACATTTCTGCAGTTGCCAAGTCTTGGCTTACAATCTTATAGCCAAGTGGAGCTCGAATACATCCTTTAATGATTGGGTCATCTCGTGGAATTTGTTGAGCATTAAATTTGCCGCTACTTGATAAACGACCAGATGTGGTAAAAATAAGGTTAAAATTAGTGCGAATTCTATCATCTTTGTCCAGTTCAGGTAAAATTTTACTTATGTACGTATTTTTAATCTTTCCTAGCTTTCGTACTTTTAAAATAGCTGCTGGTAGTGGATGTTCTTCAGATAGTTCTTCTAAAACTTCTGCATCTGTTGATATAGCACCAGTGCTTGTTTTCTTGCCTGTTGGAGTTAGTCCTACATAGTCAAATAATACTTTTCTAAGTTGCTGCACACTGTTTGGATTAAAGATTACTCCACTATCTTGTTCAAACTTTTTTACGGCTTCAAACTTATAAATTTCTTGTTTTGCTTCTACAACGCAAAAATCTAAGTAATCTTCTGCGTGTGTCATTCGCAATCTGTCAATTGGTATACCCACTTCTTCCATATCCATTAAAAATAATGTGCCTGGAATTAGTAGTGTGTTATATACAGAAAGAAGTTTTGCGTTCTTTTGTACTGCAGGCCAAAATTTGTTGAATAAAGTATAAGTTACAGCAGTATCAACGGCAGCATACTTTGCCAGTATATCAAAAGGAATCAAATCATAAGTAAAGTCATCTACTAGTACACCGTTTGCAGCACAGTATGTCTTTTTAAAACTATCTAGTTCACTGTCATAATCGCCGTAATCTGTGTACTTTAATGCCAGTTGTTTTAATCCATGACTGTCATTTTCGTCTAGTACATAGTGTAACAACATTGTGTCATGTACTCTACTGCGATCAAACTTTAGTCCTAGGTGATACTCAATCATTTTAACGTCAAACTTCATGTTGTGAAATACAACGTGATATTTTGCAATTATTTTTTCAAGCAGTTGCATACACTCTTCATCTAAGCAATCTGCATTAATATACACACCTTGTTTATCTTTATAGCTTATGGACAGTCCTAAAATATGCCCGTCTCTGGGATACAAACAATTAGTTTCAGTATCCATTGTTACAAAGTAATTTGCATTGTCGTATGCTTCTTGCAAAGCGGTTTTTGCCTCTTTAGTGCTAGTAATGCCATTGTACTCGCCAGTTAAAACATTGTTAGTGAGTTCTTTAGTAATATACTTGTGTATACGATCAACTGCACGATCAAAATCTGGTTTGCCTTCTGGTTTAAAATGCAACATTGCTGGATTGCTAATACAGATAAATTTATCATGCATTAGTTGTCCTGCATAATTAGTAATACTACTAATTTTTGCATATTCTTTTGCAGCTTCGCTGCCGACCAATATAACAAACTCATACTGATCTAGGTCAACTACTAAGTCAACGTCTTTTTTCAGTAATTTTGTAATTGGTACAGAACTCATGTGAAATAAATCAAATGCGAATTTGAAATAACTTTCATACTTATTACGACTTGGAGCTTTATCTATAATTGCAATTTTGTTCATTTTGTATATTCAATTAATGAGTCTATATCTTCTTGCCCTAACACACCTGGATCCTGTCCTTCAGGTAGATCAATAACTTCTACAATAAATCCAGCTTGTTCAATTAGGGGTTTTATCTTTTTTGCGGCTTCACGACCTGCATCATCTCCGTCATAAAGTATAAATATTTTTTCAATACCCATTACTTTATAAGGAAATAGCTTTTCTGAAACATCTTTTAGTAATTTACTTGTGCCAAAAGTACACACAGCATTTTGTAATCCTTTGTCAAAGCAGTTAAGCATATCAAATATACCTTCTACTAAAACCATAGTTTTATACTGTGAACCTAGTTTTGCGGGAAATAAGGGAATAGTAACACCACTAGGGTAGTTTACATATCTGGGATTTCCACTACTCATGGTATGACGACCAACATAACAAACAGTTTTTCCACGAATATCTGTAATTGGAAACACAATACGATCAAGCATTTGTTCAACTCTATCTGTGTCAAATGCTTTAAAGTATTTTAATGTTTGTACGCTTATGCCCCTAAATGTTTGTGTTATGGGTTTGGCGCCGTCAAGTTCTTCAAGTCCATTTGTGCTTTCTCGCAAAGTTTTTAGTTTTTCTTTGAGTTTTACTGTTTTTATAGACAGGTTATTGGTTAGTAGCCCATAGTGTTTAAAAATGTTAGTTTTAAATCCGCAACTAAAACAATGCGCTACACCTGTTAGTCTATCTATTCGGAATGAAGGTGATCTATCTTCGTGCTCTGGATTAAAACATTTTGTAACATAGTCTTTACCAGAAATAGAAAAACTAACACCTTTATCTTTTAATAAATCTAGTACAGGATCACTCATTATGTATTCCAAGGTAAGTCAGCAGGTTCTTCTGATGTTGTTGCTCGTTTAATTTTTGTTTTTTCTTTTTCTGCTTGTTGCGGTTTTTCTATAGATATAGGGCTAATTCTTAAAGTATCCCAATCCATACCACTTGTAAATCTCATCTCTTTAGCACCACGAATCTTTGTAGTTTCAAAACTCATGGCGTTGTCTTCTTTACTGTTTGGTTCCATTAGTAAAGCAATGTCGGCTGCATCTAAAATACCTTTAGCAAAACGCGCTTCACCCTTATCATCAATCTGATAGGGGCTTACAATAACAATATCATATTTTCTTGCTAATTCTTTTAGTTTCTTTGATATAATAACTTGTGGTTGCCAATCAAACTGGCTAGCACCTTCAACTACAATTTGATTTAAATAATCAATTACTGCCACATTAAAGTTATCACCAAATCTAGCTTTCATTTTCCCCAAATGTAGATCAATAGAACTTAAGCTAAGTGCTCTATCATCTATAATAACCATTTGATTATCTTCTTTTAGAGCACACGTTTTTGTCAAAGTTTCTTCAAACTTAAAACGATCTCTATCTTTTAAATATTCTTTTACCAAATGGTCTGCATCTGAATACATTCCTGCTCTGGCTTTTACAACTTTTAAAATATCATCATCACTAAGGGTGTTATTTTTTAAGTTTTGATGGTTTACATTGGCTAAAATACTCATGTTTCGTTGTAGCGTTTCATGAGCAATCATTTCAATCGTAAAGTATATACAAGAGTTACCACTCTCGTATTGATTAATCATAATATTACTACAAGTAATAGACTTTCCAGAACCTCGTCTGCCGCCAATTAATATTAATTCTTGTCTAGCAGCGCCGCCAAGTACAGAGTCAAAAGTATTGTTTAATCCAAGATGTACTCGTGTTTTAGCAAGCTCATCTGGTCGGATAAACAGTAAAATATCTGACATGGTGTATACACCTTCTGTTGTCAGAGTCTTTTCATCCAAGGTTAGTACTATACTCGCTAGATTTTCTTTTATCTCTGTGCTGTCATAGATAGGTAATTTATCTATAAATTTATCTAGTAAATTTATACACTGATTTTGAGTATACTGATCTATTAATGCATCTAATGCAACTTCTGCATTAACATCCGTGTCATCAATAAGCCTAAGAGTAGCTAGCGTTTTTTGTGCCAAACCCTCCCGTGCAGTAGCTTCTAAATCATCAAACGATGGTATAGTACTATACTTATCATAGTACTTATTTATTAAACTATAAACCGAAGAGTAGGCAGGATCCAAAAATGCTAATTTTAACTTACTCCAAACATCTAAGTTTTTCTCAGTAAGTAACTTATTTAGAACAACTGCACTAATATCCATTAAACTACCTTGCTTTCGTTATCAATAATAACTTGATCTAAAATCTCTTGTAGTTTAAAAAGAGTTTCATTTCTAAGTTTTTGAATACTGCTTTGATAACTAAATTTATCATCAAATAATAAACCTAGTTGTTGATGTGTTATAATCTGCTGTAATCCAAAATAGATTAAATCGTGCGGTTTTGTAGATTCAGGCATAATATCTACTCTAGTATTTTTGCCATAATTGTGTACAGCTTGTTGCACTACTTCTTCAACAGTTAACGCTTCATTGTCGTGATATGTAATAGTTATTTTCATAGCTTAAAGTAAAAAAGGTCGGGAGTCAATAATAACTCCCGACCCAAAATCAATTTAATGATTAAACTGCTTTTGCTTCGGCTTTAGCTTTTTTAGCTGCGCCGTCATAGTCTTTTACACTAATACCACGACGAGTTAAAAGAGTTTTCAAACCGCGCTCAGTTTTATCAACTGCTGCTGCAATCTCTGCAACAGTCATTGTTGTAATTTTTGAACCAAGAGCAGTAACTGGATCAACGGTATTCTTAGCATGGCTATCACGCTGTGCTGGAATCTTGTCAATCAAATTTTTACGTGTTAAGCTGAGTGCTTTACCACGAACAGAAGGAATTGTTTTACCTAATGTAACTGCAATTTCTTCAATATACTTACCCGCTTGAGCCATCTTAATAAAAGTAGCTTCTTCTGCTTCTGTGTAAGTACGAGCAACTTCAACTTTTTCAGCAGGCTTTACATCACCTGTCAACTCAAGAGCAAGCAATTTGCCTTGAATTTGTTTTGCGGAAAACTTACCGCCAGCAAAGCTTTCTGCAATTTCTTTATAAGTGTATTCACCACTGTTATTGGTAACAAACTTGTGAAGAGAATTGCTTTCTACTTCGGTAAAGGCAGATACTTTTTCTTTTGCCATAGAAGCAACTTCGCGGTCTAGTTGACGCAGTTTAGAAGCAACTGAACGAACTGTTACACCCAATGCTTCGGCTGCTTGCTCAACCTGCTCGACACTTACTGCGCCACTTTTACCAACAATACTGGTTAATTCGGCAACAGCTTCGTCAGACCACTTTTTAGCTTTTTCAGTCATTTTTAATTTCTTTCAATAGAACATTTATATCGGTTATAATTTTGATTCCGTATTGAACGGCTTTTTCTCTTTTTGCTGACATTTTGTCTTCCTCATCTATTAGATAGTCAGTTGATTTTGTAACTGAATCTACTAGAATGTAGCCTGCGGCTTTGAGAGCACCCTCAGCGTCGGCTTTCTTTTTATAAGACTTCAATCTACCAGTAATGCAAACTTTTTTAGCGTTTGTGTCAACTATTTTTACAGTAGATTTGAATGAAAAAGGTAAAAACTCTTTCATTTCTGGATACTCTAGCTCTAACCAGTCTAACAAACTGGCTGTTGCCTTATCTCCAAGCCCTGCCTGCTTACAAGCATCTGCAGTAATTTCTTCAATTGAAGAAACCACTTTACATATCTTATCTGCTGCTGTAGCGCCTATTAAATGAATAGAGAAAGATGCAAGTACTGTGGCAAGGTCTGCCTGTTTAGCTCTTTCAATTTCATCTAATAGTTTTACTGCTGTTTTTTCTCCAAGAACTGCAGACACGTCTGGTAGCTCTAGATAGAATATTTCTGTTATATCTCTTAGATTTAACTTTTCTATAGTTTTAGGACCAAAGCCCTTTATCTGTAACACTTTACAAAAATGTTCAAGTTTTTTACCAAGCTGTGCATCACAAGCTAAATTTCTACAAAACAGTTGTTCATTGACTGTTTCCAGCGTATAAGAACAGCAGGGACATTGAGTTGGTATAAAAATCTTTTGCATTTTGTGTTCAGTTTAAGTGACTATTATACATGAAAATAATATCTGTGACAAGCGTATTTTTTTCATGCCAGGGGCAAGGAAATATTAAGCATCTACTTTATGCAGCACTTGAGGGATAATCATGCCAGCTAAAGCTATGGCAACAGTATCACCAATACAAATTCCTAAACTTTCAATAAAACCTGGGTTATTTAAAGTTGCTCTAGTAATAACTTTGTCTTCAATTTTTACTGGTTCTAGTATTGCTACTGGTGTTACCTTACCGCTTTTGCCAACTTGCCATTCTACATCAATTAGTTTTGTTTCAACGGCTTGTTGACGTTCTTTTCTAGCATATGCGCCTCTTGGATGCTTTGCAGTATAACCAAGGCTTTCAAATATTTTATTATCATTAATACGATAAACCAAACCATCACAAGGATAAATATTATGTAAGTCTTTTGCATATACAGTTTCAAACCCAAAAGATTCTAAGTTAACCATGTCTTCATCAAAAGTTTTTGATAAACTTGGATAGACGCCATATGCATAAAAACTTATGCCTCTAATACAAAAGTCTTCTAAACTTTTTAAGTTTAAAGAACCAGCAGCGTAGTTTCTGCTATTTGGTATCAGCTTAGGGGCTACAATTTCACCAGTTACTTGAAAAACATCTTTGCGTGAAACTTCTAGTGGCACTAAGTCTTTTCTAGCTATAAACTTATCTGTAATATCTGTGCCTTCGATGCCATTGCCACGAGTTAGAACTTGACAAAGCTTGCCATCTACATATAAAATGCTAATGGCAGCACCGTCAAGCTTAGGGGTAATAGCAATATTTTTTATATCTTTTAAAGGGGCTTCACCCTCATTTTCATAGTATTTTTGCAAAGAAAACATTTGGTTGAAATGTTTTTTGATGTTTTCATGTTGACGTGCGCCTACCTCGTTGTAGCCAATAGACTCTGCCAAGCGATCAAAAGTTTCATCACTGATAAACGGGCTGCCTGCATAATATGCTAAAGCAGCCGAATCTAAGAATTGTTTAAGTTTATTCATTATCAATCAATCGTTGTACAAAATCACACATTAGTTCAGAGTGTACTTTGTTGTATAAAACTTTGTCCATTCCACCTTCAACAAACCACCATTCTTGGCTTTCTGGGTGACAACCAATCATGCCAACATTGCCTTGAATGGCAGCCATGGCATCACCATTAGCGTATGTAGCTATAACTTCCATGTTGTTGCCGAGTATAGTACAACCATCATAAAAGTACATACTATAAGGAACATTGTTCCAAGTTACATTAGCTACTGTTGCACCATCAGTTATAACATCTGCAGTTGGTTGAGCAATATACTGTTCTAATTCTAGATCACTTACCACATTAAAGTAGTTTGGTCCTGACCAGTAAGCACCCATACATATACCAAAATATTTACCACCAGCAGCAACGTAATTTTGAACAGCTTTGATCTGCTCAGCGGTGAATACACTGTGAAAATCATCACTATCGCCCATACCACCAGGAAATGCTAATACATCTACTGTAGCTAAAAAATCTGTGTGTAGGTCTTCAATGCCGATGGTTTTTACATTAAAATATTTGGAAAAAGACACAGCCATAGCCAAGCCACACTCAGTTTCACACCAAGGATTGTGAATAAAAATTGCGATTGTTGGTTTCATGATTATTCCCTTTCTTAAAGAAATATTATAACATATTAAAGGGGTTTATTCAAGTCAGTAATTTTATTCTTAAAATATTCGTTTATAAGATCAGTTGCTTCTTCTTTTGAGCATATTTCAATCAATCCATCAAGCAAGCTAAATATATTATTTATACTTGCTTCCATAGATACGCCTTCTTTACTTGCTTGATAGTCACCTTCATAAGTTTGAAAGTATTTGCGAATATGCACATATTGTTTTTCTTTAAACTCATTTACCACAAGTTTTAGTTGATAGAACTTATCTTGATTTTCGTAAATTAATTTTTCGTACAAAACTTCTTCACTCATACACGCACTCCTAGTTGTCTTAGGTGTTCTAAGCTTGCTAGCTCTTCTACTGGTTGATACGCTGATTGTTTCCACTTGTCTGCAAGAAGCCAAATGCGGTAGACCCAACCATAGTGTGGATGAGGTTGTTCTGAGTCGATGCGTGCGGTAGAATCATATCGTGCGCTATAGACGACTTCTCCAACATTAAAGCGTTCACGAGTAGCTTCATCTGGGATAAGTTCAGGTTTAAAATAGTCGTGGCTTGTGGCTCTGATGGGTACAGCATATTTTTCTAAAATTGTTTTAATAAAGCTTGCGCTTCTATAAGTGGCTTTTGATATAGCATCAATTGTTTCGCCTTGTAAATACTCTTGAATTGCATAACAAATTTCATCTTGAGTGGCGGGTTTGCCACGTAGTGCGGCTCTGCGCTGTGCATCGCGCAAACGTTTAGCTTTAAATTCTTCTATAATAGAGCCGAGGCGTGTAGTATTGTATGCCATACCAAGAATCTGGCAAGCATCTTTTTTGATAATAGGTTTTGTGTTTATATCTTTAGGTTCAAGCAAGTTAATAACACGCAAGATATTAGCGTCAGTCATTAACTCTTGTTCTAGTTCGTTGCGTTTTTTAGTTGCCATTTTAATCCTTAGAAACAAAAAAGGCAGCCTAGGCTGCCTTAAATCACTTGATTACGCTTAAGAAATAAACTGCTGCTTTGCCAGTCAATTTAGACAAAATGTCTTCGTCAACAGGTTTGTTAGCATCAGTCAATGCTGTACGCAATGCTGCAATTGAATCTTCTTTGCTAACACGAGCAGGTTTGTCGCCAGTAGTAGTTGTTTTAGTTTTAGTTCCAGATGCTGTTGCGTCTTTTTTGACATAAACGCCTGCTTGTACAAGCACCATACGAACACCGTTTGCTGATTGATTCAGGTCGTCAGCAATGGATTTAATCAGTTCTGTTGAATTTTCAGGAGTAGGCTCTCCTTCAAGGTAAGTGTCGATTGCTTTTTGTTTGTCTTCTTCAGTCCATGCCATGATTGTTTCCTGTTTAAAATAAATTGATTGGTTTAGTGTTCTGCTAAGAGCAGGTTTAAATATTAAATTTCTTCTCTAATAACTTCAGTCATTTTCAATGGGTCAAAGCGGCGATAGTTATGAACAACGTCATGCTCGGCTTTGATCGCTTCAACTTTAGCTAAATAGTCCTCATATGCATTATTCATTTCAAGAACAAACATTGCTTGAAAGTCGTTTGCTAACTCTGAAATGTCAATACCTTCATACATGGTATTTGGTTTTACCATTACTGCAAGTACTCGATCAGAAACTGAACGATCTGCTTTAGTATATTTAAATGAGATAACTTGCATTTTGTTTTCCTTTGAGTGTCATTAAAGAATAATTATACAATAAATTAAGATTTAATTCAAGTTAATATTTAATTAATTAAAGTTTTCCTGTAAAAGGAAAATATATTATACTGGTGTATAGTTTAAAAGTCAATATTAAAATTTTTATTGTTTTGGAAACAACCCTACATGTAGGTTTTCCCTAAACACTTCGCCCATTCGTGGTGAGATACAGCTAAAAAATACTAATGGAGCTATTAACACTGTGATTATAAAAAAGGTTGCACTAATTGTAAATACATTATCTACTTTTCCACTAACTTCAACTTCTTTGTGAAACACGGGCATTAACAGCTCATATATTGCTGCCATGCCAGTAGTTAAACAAAATAATAAATACCATTCAAATACTGTCATACACTGCCACCTAGACTAGTTCTTGCGGCAATGCTAAAAGGATTTTTTACATCACTGTTTTTGGGTGTGTATTGGCGCTGTTTGCGGTTCTTTTGAAGCGCTGTTTTTGCCACTTCAGCGTTAGAGCTCATAATAGCAGGATCAAACCTGCCTTCAAATAGTTTAAATATTTTGGCGGTGTTGATCCAAGTTTTAGACCATATTTTGGTTGTGGGAATGCGTCTGCGATACTGTATATTTTTTAAAGCACGTTTTACTTGTTCGTTGTTCGGCTGAGATTTAAGCGTTTTTTCTAACTTGCGTTTACGGTTTGCTTCCCATCGCTTACTAGATTTGTAGTTTGCGTACTGTGAAGTCTTTGATTTACTACTTGTTTTAGCCATTTAACCTCCAATTAAAATATACACTAAAATTACTCACTGCCCCGAGCTAAAAAACTCAGCAGCACTCGATCAACATTTTGTTTTTCATGTTGATAAGTTACAATCTTTGTTAGAATTTTAAGCAGTGCAGGTACTTCAGAAATATCCATTGGAACACTGCGTCCAAGTGTGTCTGTAATAGTAATCATTTCGTTTTCTTCATATGCTACTTCATAGCTATAATGAGTACCTTTAGGACTGGTAAAGCGCAAATCAACAAACTCTACTTCATCACTGGGAATTGGGCAAATTAAAAATTTCATATTTTCTTTAGTTTAGTTAATAAAATGACAGGTTATTCTGTTACGAGGAAACCTGTCGAAACCCTAAGCAGTGTTTAAGCTGCTAATGCGAACTGTGAGTCGTTTGCGTTTACTTTTGTTTAGTTTTAACATCTGCTCTGATGTGTTGTCCACTCTGTTACTACTTGCCCTGTCGAAACTATGCACCCCCATCAAAAACGCACCAAAGGACTTGAACCTCATTTCTAGAATAGTACCATACAACCAGGGCGACTGGCAGATGCGTTTTTGGTGGAGGTGGGGGGATTCGCACCCCCGTCCAAGACACAGTTCTCGTTGCTTCATACAACAATAAATTATACTTCTACAAACTTTAACTGAAACTTGTCAGCACGATCTTCATAGTTTGCGTAACCACGTGGATTGCAAACTACTCTGGTTGAGCCAACTTGATAGTCAAAGTCTTCATGAGTGTGACCATGAGTCCACAATTTGATTTGTGGATGATCAATTATAAAGTCATCTAGATCGCTGCTATAAGCACCATTCATTAATTCTTCGTGCTTATAGCGAGGATGAGTTGATGCCTTACTAGGAGCATGATGCCCAACAACCACAAACTTTTTGTCAAACTTGCCTAAAATAATTTCAGCAATATAAGCTATCATTAATTTGTGATCTACAACAGCATCTTCTGGTGAAAAGGTAGCTGCGCGAGTATGAAACTTACCTTCGTAGTCTTTGAAGTTAACTTCACGACTGCTGTTTTTAACACAACGAAAGTCATTCATCATGCCTTTAATATGACGTAAGGTCATACTATCTTCATTGTTCATATCAGTCCACAGCGTGCCGCCAATAAAGGTAACGTCATCTAACACAAATGTTTGTTTGTCTAAGATGTGTAGGTTAGGCAAGTAAGCCAGTCTATCGCGCAAAATTGTAAAAGTTTTGGCATAGTCACCATTGTAGTGTTCGTGATTGCCAGCAACATATACAACGTGACTAAAGTTACGGCAGCACATTTGAAAGAACTCATGTAGTGCTGCACTACGATCAAATCTGTCAAAAATGCCAGCATCGTCTCTGACCAACAAATCAGCAGCCACGCAAATATCTCCACCCAAGATCAAAACTTGGGCATTTTCCGTATTTTCTAGTGTTAATGTGTCAAACTCTAAGTGCAAGTCTGAACAAACTGCGATTTTCATTTTAGTTCCTTAAAAAATTTCTTTGTATTTTAAATTATTGATTATTGTTAATATGCAAGTTATTTGATTATTAGATTCAGTAACTGTAGCAGTTTGTGCAGAAGGATTAACCCATACACTTATTAAGTGATTATCAGCATTAATGCCTGCATACACAATAGTTTCCTTAAAATCTTTTAAGGATTCTAGTACTTCTTGTGTTTCACCGCAAAGAATTGGTTTTGTTGCTGTAAAAGCTTCTGCATTAGCAACTGCTGTAAATAACACTAGTAAACTTGCTGCAATTAATTTTTTCATAATTTTAATTTAGTTTGGTACGCCGAGAGGGACTTGAACCCACGACCAATGGATTATGAGTCCACTGCTCTAACCAACTGAGCTATCAGCGCGTATCTGGTACCAGAGACGGGATTCGAACCCATATGCTTTGCGGCGGCAGATTTTAAGTCTGCTGTGTATACCATTCCACCACTCTGGTTTTTGAATAACAATTATAACATTTTTAAACGGCACAATCAAGTGGCAATTTTTAAACGCAAAAAACCATGGCTTGCTTAAAGCCATGGTTAATATTTGGCAGAAAGCAGAGGAGTCGAACCCTATTCCCGCTGCATTACTTTCCATACTTGGTGTGCTTTGAAAGAATCTAACTTTCACTCACTGATTTAACTTGGTGATAGGTTAGCAATCTGCTGCATTACCATCCTGTTCACTCTCCAACAATTCTATTATATTTGCTGCTTCTTCTAGTAGATCAGCAATTCTATCAGGTTTACCTTCTTGAACAGATTTTCTGGATGAAATTTGTCTACGTATTTCGGCACGTTTACGTAATCTAAAAATTAAATCATCATTCATTACTATTCTCTATAACTTGGTGCGCTTTGAAAGAATCGAACTTCCACTCCAACGTTCGTAGCGTTGTGTAATATCCATTTTACTAAAAGCGCAAATACGTGGCGGCTTTAGGGGGTAACGATCCCCACTCTTCCACAGTGACAGTGTGGCGTGCGTCCGTGAACACTTTAAAGCCATATAAAAACACACTATCTTCACTCACTTACGATTGACGTAACCAGCGGAAGTTAATGACCTGCTCATGCGTCACTATAATGTGTTTTTATATGGTACATCCTGACGGGTTCGAACCGCCGACTTTCTCCGTGTAAAGGAGACACTCTACCGCTGAGTTAAGGATGCATTTGGAGCGGGGTAAGAGAATCGAACTCTTCGCATTAGCTTGGAAGGCTAAGGTATTACCACTATACGAACCCCGCTGGGTTTACCGACGCATTGAAGCAGCATCTACTGCTTCTTGTCTGCTGAAAATAGGTTGTAAACAACTTTTATGAATTATGCTTATACCCACTACTTGGTCGCCTGTATAAACTTTTGCAGCTTTAAGCGCAGTATCACCACCAGGGGTAACACGGCTTGGCAGTCTGGTTGTTTGTCGTGTGCTGGGAATTTGTGGCGATAGTGAAGGTATTTTAAACTGTTTTTTCATTGTTTAGCCTCGTTAAGATAAATTATTATAACAAAGTTTAATTGATAATTCAAGTTTAAATTTAGCTGGTGCGGGGTAAGGGAATCGAACCCTTAACTAAACGTTGGCAACGTCTGATTTTACCATTAAACTAACCACGCACTAATATATTAATACTTCATGGGTTTTGCAGGTTTTGGGGCTGGCATTGGCATTGGGGCTTTTTCAGGTTTTTTGGGTTTTGTTGCCATTTTGGTTTTCCTTTTCGATTTCTAAATCAATTTGTTCTAGTCTAATATTCATTCTTAGAACAACTTCCTCACCATCCATCCAAATATCTTTGTTATCTAGTATAGAGGCTATTTCTTCATCTGACAGGAAATGCTTGTAAACATCTCCCATTAGTTTTGCTGACCACTTGCGTTCATGATGCAGTTGGTCAATCATTTCACCGCCCTTACCAAATGTTCCGCCACTGTAGTTATGAAACATAAAAGTTGAGTGAGGTGTTACTTCATGTTCGTCTGCACACATAAAAATCATGGTTGCAGCACTCATACAAGCACCTTCCACGCTGCAAACTACTGTGGCATCTGTGTCATATAAAACCCGCATAAATTGAATAGCGGTATATAAATCACCACCGCAACTGTTTATGTAAATTTTAACAACATCCCGTTGTGTAGCATGACGAATAGTATCAAACCAGTCTATATAAGCATCAGGTTCTTCAATATTGCCTGATAAGTAAAATTCATAAATATTCCCAATAGCTTTGGCAGATATAATACCACTGCTGCTATTGGGAAAATCAAACAAACCGTTAGTTGTTTTATCTTGTGACATATTTTATTATTATTGGAAAAGGTAACAGGAATCGAACCTGCTTCCATGGATTTGCAATCCAGTGCCCGTCCAACTGGCTCTACCTTTATAACTTACGAATTTGAGTCAAGTTTACTTGTTTCTGATGGATCATTATAAGTTTGCGTGCTCATTACAACGCCGCCCAAATCACCTTCATGACTAGTACTTGCATCGCTGTTAAATCCTTGTACTGGCTTTAGTATAGGCAAATCATCAGTTTCTGCTGCTTGTCGCATACGTGCATCTGGAGTTTGGTTCATGTAATCAGGAACTCCCTGGCTGTTAAATCCTTGCATAATATTTCCTTGTTTTGGTATCCCGAGAGGGAATCGAACCCCCGCCAAGAGATTTGGAGTTTCTTGTGCTACCATTACACCATCGAGATGTTAAGTGGTACCGATAAGTGGAATTGAACCACTATCTATCGCTTATCAAGCGAGTGCTCTACCACTGAGCTATATCGGCATTGATGAAAGCAGATTGCTTCCATATTTAAATGCACTTGTTAGTACCTTTAAATATGGGTTGAAGTGGGGAATCGAACCCTCTCTAGCTGTTTCACAGACAGCGGTGCAACCAGTACACTAACTTCAACAAATTATGCAGCCATGGCTCTAACGTGTTTAAACCTATCAGCAGCATAACTGGCAGCAAATGCATTTGGTTTTACCATTGGTACTATATTACAAGTGCCTCTAATATAACCTATAGCTTGTTGCACTACACAACTGCTGCCATACATTTCATTTGGATTTATATCTAGATGCACTTCTACGTGTCGATCTTCTAGACAATCTGCCAAATTTTGGAAAAGTTCACTTACTTTGTAAACTTCATTCATTAGCCTAATAGCAGGCTTATTTTTCTTTTGATCATAGTCGCGTTCTCTGACTACTTCGCCAAATACTTTACAACCATGACAGCCATCAATATGTACTACAATAACAGTAATATAATCAGCATACCATACGCCGTTTATATTAAATCTTTCTGAATCAGCACCTAAATAAATCTTGCTTTCAAAACTTTGATTTTTAATAAAGGCTTTTGCTTCTTCTAAGTTTAGTTTTTTCATAATTTTAATGGCGGAAGTAGTAGGATTCGAACCTACGCGCCCCTTACGGAACGACAGTTTAGCAAACTGCTGGCTTAACCACTCACCCATACTTCCTTATTTATATTGTTCCTGCAACATATAACCTAAGTCTTCTCTCATACTATTTGTTGCAGGTGCACTATCTGGAGCAGGCACTGGAATTGCTTGATGTGGACCACTTGGTTTATCAATGTGTATTGCAGCTGCCGCTGCTTTACAAGACGCTAGTGTATCATACTGACAGTTGCCTTGCTCACCATATTTGTATTTGCCATTGGCACATTTTATACAAGGCATCAGTCGCACTCATTATTAGATACTAAAAATTCAGCTAATGCTCTATTTACCATTTGGTTAAATGTAATATCTAAATCATGCGCCATTTTTGCAATAGTTAAAAACTCTTCATCAGTTAAGTTAATAGTTACCGTATTATCTTCATCAGACCACAAATCATCATTATCATTCATAGATTTTCCTTGTTAAAATTAAAAATGGCTCCACAGGTTGGGATCGAACCAGCAGTGCCAGAGGCGGTGGATTTACAGTTTACTGGGGTTACCAATTTTCCTACGCATCCAAGTTACATAAAAATAAAGGGGCCGAAGCCCCTTTACAGGGTTTTATTTTCGTTTTATTAAATAACTTATTTGAAAATATTTACCCTAAAATTGGTGGAGAATAGGAGATTCGAACTCCTGACTGAAGCTTGCAAAGCTACTGCGTTCCCAATTACGCCAATCCCCCAATATTATTTTGCAGTTTTTAAAATGCTGCGAATCATCCAGTTGTGCTTTTGCATAGCGTCAATACGTTCTGCAATAAAATTGGCAATACCTTGTTGATTCTCTGCACTAGCTACCTTAAATGTTTCAATTAAAAATGTCAACAAGGTCATGCTATCTGCTAAGAGTTCTGAGAACTGTTCCATTACTGGAAGTTGTCCTATCTGGTCTTCAATTAATGTTAATTCTGTAAATCGTGTCAAACTTGCTGGAGTATACGTGTCTAGTGCTCTAATATACTCTGCAATAGGGTCTATGCTTTCATAAATGTCAGCATAAAAATCACCAAAAAATTCATGATACTGTGGAAAGCTTGGGCTTTCTACGTTCCAATGAAAATTTGCTGCTTTTAAGTAAAGGCTAAAACTTGTAGCCAATAAGGTTTTTAAATTATCTGCTAACATTATAGCCTTTCGTTTTATTTACTGGTCCGAGTAGAGAGATTCGAACTCCCGACCCTTTGGTCCCAAACCAAATGCGCTACCAG